TCTGGGGTGTCGGGGTGGTGGTGGCAGGGAGGGGCACGGATAGGCAAGGGCGGGTATGTCGGGGTGGGGATGGCGGGGCCGGGGCCGAGCAGCGACGAGCGGGGCAGTCGGGGTGGGCGAGGGCTGGGGGGGCAAGGCTTGGCCGGGGCAGGCACGGGATGTCGGGGGAGGCACGGGTGGGCGCGGGGCGAGGCGGCGCGGCTGGGCAAGTCGGGGTTGGCGTGGCGGGGCGAGACCTGGGGCGGCACGGCGAGGTATGGCCCGTCGGTGTTGGCGAGGAGCGGCGGGGGCAGGCGTGGCGTGGCGCGGGGCGACTTGACCTGTCGGTGCTGGCGCGGGGAGGGCGGGGGTGGCTTGACGTGGCGAGGGGAGTCGTCGTCGGCCCGTGAAGTTTAGCGGGAATCACCCGCGTATTGGTTGGCCGACCGGGTAAATTGTACCCGGTCGGCCGGCGAAAGTCAATCGGCGGCGTCGGCCAGCTTGGGTTTGCCGATCCTGCTGAACAGGTCGAGCGGGCTGGTGGCGGGGAGGAGTTCGACGTTTGTGACGGTGAACGTACCATGCCCTTGTGACCTCAAAGCACCTAGCCCCTCGCGCTGCGCCGTCTCCAGGATACGATCCCACACGTCGAGGGTGATCGCGTCCTCAAGCGACATGACGGTGAAACTCAGCACCGGGCGCTCGCAAAATTCGACGTAGGTCAGCGTGCTGCGCGGGCCTTGCGGGCCGGTGACGTGGCCGATGAACGACGCCACCCCGTCCGGTTCCTGCCGCCCGAGGGGGATCCGATCTTCCTCGCAAAATACTCTCTCCGCCAAGAACGAACGCGGGGCCTTGCGCGTGACGCCCCACTTGGCGATGGCATATGGATACAAAATTGACGTCGTTTCCTTGAGCAGCGCCTTGACTTGCCGCCCCTCGATGAACAGCCCGTGCTCGTCGCGGAGGAAGCCATTCGTCGACTTGTCCCCCACGGTGGAGTGGATGGCCTGCTCGATCTCCGCCTCGGTGGCCTGGGCGGGGACCTCGTGCCCGAGGTTGCGCAGGGTGGTGGCGACCATGTCGCGGAGTTGGTCGCCCTGGTCGAGGCCCATGCGCGCCTTGAGCCAGCCCTCGATGACCTTGGGGTCTTTCGGGACGCCGCCCATGAGGCGATTGTCGATCCGGATGGTGACGCGGTAGCGCGTCCAGAGGTCGGCCATGTTCCTGCTCTCCTTGCTCTCGGGTTGTTGACGATCCTCGTCAGTCGGTGGCGGCGTCCTCGGCGGGCTTCGGCATGGGCTTGGGCGGGGGCGGGGTGCTGAGTTTCGCGGCCCATTTCACCTCGGTGAGGCGGTCCCAGCGATCGATCTGTTCCTCGCTGAATTGCGCGCGGACGGGGGTGTGATCGTCCGGGAGGGCGGCGGCGAGGCGGCGCGCGAGGCCGACGAAGCGCAGCTCCGCGACGGCCCCGGTCTCGCGCTCGTCGGCCATGCTGAGGAGTTGCGGGCGGGTCATGTCGCCGAGTCTGGTGTACTTGCCGTCGTGGTGCTCCAGGCGGGAGAACCAGTTGGCGCGCGGCTTGCGCTCGGTCCGGGCGGCGGCGGCGGCGTCCTCGTCGACGACGGCGGTGCGCGTGTCGGCGGCGATCTGCGCGCCGATGGTGTAGGCGACGGGATAGCCGGTGTCGGCGAACCAGGCGCGCAGGAACGCGTCGTCGGCGCTGAGCGAGTCGACGGCGGCGCGGGCGAGGTCGGGGAGGATCACCTCGTCCATGTCGGCGATGCGGGCGCGCATCCAGGCGGCGAGCTGCTGGCGCGGGGTCGGTGCGGTCGGCATGGGTCGGCTCCTTTCGGCTAGGGTGTCCGGGCGGCGACGATCGTGCCCGCGCCGCACTCGCGGCAGCGGAGGAGGAGGCCTCTGCGGTGGTACTCGGCGGCGCGGATGCTGGCGAGGTCGATGCGGAGGACGCGGGCGTTGTCGCGCACGAGCCAGCGGCCAAGGCGGGCATGACAACACGAGCAGCGGAGCGGCGGGGCGCGGGTGTCCGTGGTCGCCATCAGCGCAAGACTCCTTCGATCGCGTCCCAGTCGGCGGGATACCAGCAATAGACTTCCACGCGGGGGACGGCGCGCAGCGCGGCCAGCCACCGCTCCTGATCGGCGCTGAGTCTGCCGGCCCCGACTTTCAACTCCGCGTAGATCAGCCTGGAAGCGCGGCAGAGGCAGAGGTCGGGATAGCCGGGCGGCGACTTGCGGGAGTCGAACGTGTGGTACACCAGGAACCCCCGGAGTTCGGCATAGCGGATCACGGAGGCCATGAATGCTTTTTCCGTGATCCCTCGCGTCGGTGTACGTACCCCTGAGACGCGCTGAGCGGGTTTCTGCGGGGCGTTGGGGGTGGGGCCTGTCTCATTTCGCATTGCGGTGCCTTTCACAGCCCTGGCAAGCGTCCCACCGGGAGCGCGGCGAGCCGGTCCCGCGTCCAGCCCACGGCCCGCTCATCCAGGTCGAAGCCGATCCAGCGGCGGCCCTCCTGGGCGGCGACGAAGGCGGTGGTACCGCTGCCGACGAAGGGATCGAGGACCACCTGCGGGCGGGTCGGCGTGCCGGGCGGGCAGGAGCAGCGGGGAGCCCAGCCGGTCGTCGTGGCGGGCAGTGCCGCCAGGGTGTGCGACACGCCGGGCCGGTGGACCTGCTGGCCGTTGCTCCCGGCGTGGGTGTTACGGACGCCCGCCGCCCCCCGCTCCGTCACCCGCCCCCACGCCGTGCCGCACGCGGCGCACTCGCCCGCCTCGCTCGTCCCCGCCAGCACGCACGGGCGGATCAGGGCCCGGGGGTAGGTGGCGAAGTGGTCGATACTCGTGGGCGCGCTGGGGACGGACCAGACGGTGCGGCGGTTGCGCTTCCCGCCGTGCCCACCCAGATCGTGCAGCCCCGGTGCCTGGGAAGCGTTGTGGCCGTTGAGCGCCGAACCGCTCCCCGCCCCGGCCGCTGCCCGCACGGCCCACGGCACCGTCCGCATCTCGCGGGAGACATCCTCAGCGATCGCCGTCGCGTCGAAGTAGTAGGCCGGCCGCTTGCTGAGCAGGAACAGATATTCGTGCGAACGCGTCGGCCGGTCGGTGACGCTCTCGGGCATGGGATTGGGTTTGTGCCAGATAATATCGCTCCTGAGGATCCACCCGTCGTCCACGAGCGCGAGCGCCACGCGCCAGGGCATGCCAAGGAGGCATTTCTCGGGATATCCCGGCGTGCCCCGACCTCGACTCTCCGGTTCAGGCTTCCCGTGAAGATTCTCCCGACCATGCACGAGTTGTCCCGGTCCCATCTGCGTGCGGAAGTTGTTGTACGAGTCGCCCAAATTTACCCAAATTGTGCCGTCGTCTTTCAGGGCGGGCCTGAGCGCGGCGAACACCGCGACGAGGTTGGCGACGTACGCGGCGGGCGTGGCCTCCAGGCCGAGTTGGCGATCGACGCGCGTCGCGCCGCAGCGGGCGCAGGTGGCGGCGTAGGGCGTGCGGAGGTCGCCCTGCTTGTCGGTGCCGGGCGGCGTGCCGAAGTAGCGTTCGTTGAATCCGGCCTGCGTGCGCTTCGGCGGCCCCTGGTGGTCGCACGCCGCGTCCCCGCCCGCCCAGGTGCCCGTCCCGTAGTCGCGCAGGGCGTAGTAGGGCGGGCTGGTGATAATCGTCTGCACGCTGCCCGGCTCCAGCCGCCCCGCCAGTTCGCGCGCGTCGCCGGTATGGACGCGGCCCGGCGCCAGATAGTCGCCCATGCCCCCTCCCCTCACGTCGCCGCCCCGCGCCGGGACGCTCATGCGCCCGCCCCGATCTGCCGCGCCGAGGGCAGCAGCCCCGCCGACTCGGCGGCCTTCGTCGTGCCGCGCCGCGCGTCGTACTCCGCGACGAAGCGCCGCCGGTACCGCTCGCGCTCGAAGTCGGATTCGAGGGTGGCGAGCGTGTGAACGGCGGCGGTGTCGATCCCCAGGTGGTGCCGGACAACGTCCCGCGCGAGTTCGTCGGGCCAGTCGTGGGCCTTCGTGACGCCGAAGGAGTAGCGCGACAGGACGCGGGAGGAGAGCGCGGCCCAGGCCTGCTCCCCGGAGACGATCGCCCCGGCCGCCTGCTCCGCCTCGGCGGCGAAGCGCAGCAGGACGGCGATCGGCGGCAGGACGAAGGGGCGATCCCACTCCCGGAGCGCGCGGGCGCAGGCGACGGCGAACTGCTCGGGTGGCAAGTCGTGCAGGTTCTCCCAATACACCTCAGCCTGCGCCGGGTTCGTTTCGACGGAGAAGGCTAAAATGAGCTTCGAGAGGTTGAGGTTGAATGTCTGCCGGTCCATGCGGTTTCCCCCATATCGCTTCGAGCGAGCGGCGTATCTTGGCCTCCGACGCGGATTCGTGGCGGCCGTTGGGGCTGGCCCTGGCCCCGGCCGGCGGGCGCTCGCGCCGCAGCCACGTCCGCAGCGAGGCGTCGAAGTCCTTGATCGCGTCGCCCTTGGCGCGGTGATAGTCGCGCCAGTTGTCCAGGACGGGATCGAAGTCGAGCCACGGGTAGTCCGTCGCCGCCTTCTCGCGAAACACCGGGGACGGATCATACGTGGCGAGCGTGACGCGCGCACGCGTCTCTCTCTCGTTGGGTTCTTTCTTGGTTAACGTTAACTGGTTAACTAACGGTTCGGCTGAAGCCGGCTTCAGGGTTTCTGTCGCAAATTTCAGGGTTTCCGTGCCAGGAATTTCAGGGTTTCCGGCGCAAATTTCAGGGTTTGTCGGTTCTTTCACTGAAAATATTTCAGGGTTTCTCGCGGGTTTCGCTGAAATATTTTCAGGGTTTGCCAGCCCCGGCAGGGTGATCCGGTAGGCGTTGGTGTTCCCGCGCCCGCCACCCGGCACGATCGCCATCTCGCCGGCGGCGGCGAGTGACTGGAGGAGCAGGCGGACATTGCGCTCGCTCATGCGGGCCTTCCGGGCCAGCGTCGCCACGGACGGGTAGGCCCCGTCGCCGTCGTCGTGGGCGTTGTCCGCGATCGCCAGCAGGAGGACGAGCGCGCCCCCGCTCTGCCGGGAATGCTCCCACACCGCCTGCATCGCGCGTATGCTCATGGCCGATCCCCCGCCGCCCGCACCTCGTCCAGGCTCGCGTAGCGGCACAGCGCGTCGTGCGCCCAATACACCATGCCGTGCCGCCCCCATTCCGGGCTGCGGTGATTCTCCGCGTTGCACAGGCGGCGGATATCCCCGCCGAACAGGCCGGTCGGGCACGGCCACGGTTCCAGCGGGCGCCGATCGGCCGCGCTGTCCCTGGTGTGCAGGAACAGCAGGTACACCGGGTGCGGCCAGCCGGCGGCGATCGCCAGGTACTGGTAGTAGTGGTGCACATCGATCCCCGTCGTCCACCGCCCGGTCTTCCGGTGCCAGGAGAACACGCCCTTGTGCTTCGCCTCGATCCAGAAGACGCGCCCGCCCTTGAGGCCGAGCATGTCCGGCGCGACGATCTCCCGGCGCGGCGCGAGGAGGCGCGGCCCCTTGCCGGTGTCGATCTCCGTCTCGTAGACGGGCAGGACGGCGCAGCCGCGCGCCTCGCGCAACCAGCGCGCGATCGCCGACTCGCCCACCCGGCCCCGCGCCAGGGTGGCGGCGAACGTCTCAGCGCGCGCCATCCCACACCTCGCGCGTCGCCAGCACCGCCCCGAACCGCCCGAAGATCGCCGCGAACCGATCGATCGCCGGGCCGAAGTAGACGATCGCGTTGGAGTGCGTCGGCTGCCCGGCCTCGGTCTCCTCGTTGTAGAACCTGATCCGGTTGTCCGGGAAGCAGATCGGGTAGCGCTTCAGCGGCGCGAACCACTGATTGCCGGTGACGGCATTGACGAGCAGCAGCGCCTCGGTCACGTCGCCGGCCGCGTGCCGTTCGATCAGCGCGCGGCTCCAGCGCGCCTGGTTGCTCTCGCCGTCGCGCAGGCCGTAGGGCGGGTTGAGCCACACCCGCCCCGCCCACGGCCGCGCCAGCCCGTCGTCATCCTCGGTGAAGAAGCGGGCGGCGCGGACGATCCGGTTGGCGAATTCCTCGCTGGCAGGATCGAGATCGATCCCGCCCATGAGTTCGTGCGCGGCGTCGAGGAAGGGGGCCGGCGTGAACCAGCGATCGTTATCGGACTGGTTGATCAGCTGGTGGTTCTCAAGCGGCTGCGCGTAGGGATCGCGCTCCTGGCGCACCGCCAGGCGCAGCGTTTGCCTCGTCCAGCCCTCGGCGATTGCCCGGTCGAGCAGGCGGTCCTGTTCCCCGTCATCGAGCGCGGCCACCTCGGCGTGGAACGAGAAGCCGAGTGTGTTCCGCCGGCGGAACAACGCGAACTTGCCGCAGACGTACTTCGCCGCCGCGCAACTCCTCCCCGAGTTGCAGGTATTCGTCGGCGCTCAGTCCCCCCGGCGGGATCACCAGTCCCGTCGTCGTGTACGTCACCGGCAATCGCGTCATCCCGCCCGTCTCGATCGGTACGATCGTCACGCCCCCTCCTCCCGAACATAGCAAAGCCCCGGCCCGCCGCCGCCGCTCTAGGCCGAGGCTGGTGCCGGGGTTCTCGCTGTCGTGGTATCATTGCCGCACACGGGGAACTCCACTTTCCTGCGTGTCATAGGCCGGGGCGTTGCAAGCGTCGCCGGCCACTTTCCTTGGTGGCCCCATTGTAGCATAGTCGCCGCCTTCCGGGGACGCGGAAACAGAGCCGCGCCGAGGCTGTCCCCGGCGCGGCCGTCGCCTAGCCCGCCACCCCGGCGGGGGCCGCCTCCTGGAGCCGCGTCCGGTGCCAGGTGAGCGCCGCGCGCCGCACCGCCGCGTCCAGGCCCGAGTCCGCCACGCGATCGGAGCGGTCGGCCAGATCGGCCAGGGTCGTCGCGCCGAGGTAGTAGGCGTGCAGCGCGGCTTTGCGCGCGTCGGCCGGCGCGTCGGGGTCGTGGATCGCGTCGAGCGGCGGCGGGTAGGTGCGCCTCGGCGGCGCGGGTGGGGTGTCCTCGCCCCGCGCCACCTTCGCCATCTCCTCCCGGCTCGGCCGCTGCTTCGACAGGCTCATGCCCATGTTGGCGAGGGCGCGCCCTATGGCCGATGTCTCGCCGTTCTCCCACCAACTCGTCCTGTTCGCCCCGGCCGGCCCGCGCTCCTCCTGCGCGATCCCGGTGGCGAGGATGCGATCGTCCACATACACGGTTGCCCGAATCGCCACGCTGCTCCCGTCGTCGGCCACCCAGACGATCTCGGTCTGGATGCTCCCGATCGGGGCCGGGTACATGGCCCAGAAGCGATCGATCCGCTCGTCCACGGTGACATACTCCGCGAGGTTGAAGCCGCGCCCGCTCATGCCGCCACACCCCTCCCCGCCGGGAACCGCGCGAACGCCTCGCCGCCCGGCGCCCAGGTCGGCGGCGAGCAGGCCGGGTGCCGCGCCAGCCAGTCGGCGGCGAGGTACTCGCTCACCGTGAGGACATGGCGGATATGGTCCCGCGTGATCCACGGGTTGACGGCGGGCTGGCCGGGGAGAATCCCCAACATTGCGGGCGAGATATAGCCGCGCGGTGGACGGAAGTCCTGCCAGCCCGCGCCGCCGTTCGTCAGGCGCGGGAAGTCCGCGAGGTCGCCCCGGTTGTTCTTGCGGTGGTAGCAGGTGTAGCAGAGTCCGCGCGGCCGGGCGGGCTTGGCCCGGCCGGGGATCGTGTAGCCCGCCGTGGTGCCGCAGGAAAGGCAGGCCGCGGCCTCGGTCGTCTGTCCGTTCATGGTGTACGCTCCTAACTGCAATCGTCGCCGTAGACGCGCGACAACACGTCAACCATCCGCTCCAACTTCGTCCGGGGTTTCCCCGCCCTGGCCTGCGCTAACGCGGCCCGCAGTTGGCGCGTGCGCCCCTCCTCCGCGAGCAGCCGCGCCCTGAGCCAGACGTTCTCGGCCAGCAACTCGCCCACCTGCGCGGACAGGTCGTGCGAGGCGTGGATCGCGGCGTCCAGAAGCCCTTCGACCGCCAGGCAATCGTGCGAGCCGACCGCCTCCAGCCAGGGGACCAATGCGGCCTGCGCGGCGACCTTGCCCATGTCCCTGGAGTAGTCGTGTGTCATGATGCCGCCTCCACGATCCGCCGCCCCAACCATTCCGCAATTTGAGGAACTACGGCGTTGCCGAGTCCTCTAAGTCGGTCCACCCGAGCGGGAACCCCATCAGCCACTCGACCCACGTCGGGTTCAGTTGCCCACTGGCCTTGCCCCGCGCGGCAACTTCGTTCAAAGGTCGCGAGTTCTTCGCGTGCGTCTCCTCCGAAGCATGGCCCGACCGCCAGGGACTGGCGGTCGGGGTCGGCCACCGTTCCTGCTCGATCACCGCCACGAGCAGGGGTGTCCCGCCCGGTGAGGCGTTCGCCCCGCGCTTGACTTTGGCGTAGGTGTGGCGATCCCGCGCGGTCGGCGTGGGCCACAGCGCCACCGCCCACCCGAGTTTGTTCGGCTTCATCCTGCCGTCCCCGCTCGCGGTCAGCGTTGTGTCGTTCGCCGCCTTGGACGCACCGGGCGTGGGCCACAATGAAAACCCGGTCACGGATGTGCGGGGCACCAACGGCGGCAGCGGGAATGCAGTCCCATTCCGCGTCATACCCGCTCGCGGCCAGGTCGCCGAGTACGGTGCCCGCTCCCCGCCCAAGGAGTGCTGCCACGTTCTCCACGAGGACGAAGTGGGGTCGTAGGACGCGCACGAGCCGGATGTACTCGGACCACAGGCCCGACCGCTCCCCGCCGATCCCGGCGCGCTTCCCGGCGTCGCTGATGTCCTGGCAGGGGAAGCCGCCGCAGATGAGATCGACTCGTTCGAGTTCGCCACCCGTCACCTCCCGGATATCCCCGAACTTCGGCACGTCGGGCCAGTGCTTCGCCAGCACGCGGCGGCAGTACTCGTCTATCTCCACCTGCCAGCGGCAGGCCATGCCCGCCCGTTCCAGCCCGAGATCGAGGCCCCCGATCCCCGCGAACAGGGAGCCGAACGTGAGCGCGCCCATGCCTCACCTCCCCACCAGCCAGCCCAGCAGCACGAGCCAGGGCAGGCTGAACACCGCGATCACCGCCCAGTACCCGATCGCCTCGGCGCGCGAGGCCGGCCGCCATTCGCCGTCGTCGGGGCCGTCCTGCCAGGCCGTCATGGTGTCACCTCCCCGAGCAGCCGCCCGCAGGCGATCACCGCCGCCCTGTCTTCGATCGAGTCGTCGCCCATGTCGATCGCGTACTGCCGCGTGGCGCGCACCTCGCGCAGCATGGACGGCGAGTACCGCCCCAGCGTCCGCTCCCACCAGCGCACGCGGGCGAACAGGGCGGCAACGTCGATGTGGGAGCAGGTGCCGCGATACGTGTAGGCCGGGCACTGGCAGCGCCATGCGGCGTCGCCGTGCCCCTCAACGTCGTGGCAGGTGGTGTAGCGAAGACCTTCGATTCGCTTGCTGGCGACGGTGTATACCTGACAACCTCTGGTGGATCGGTCGGGGTCATACTCGACGCGCGTGAGGTCGGGGAGAGTCGTGGGTGCGGTGGTCATGATGCACCTCGTTCGTTGCGGCGTCGCGCGTTCGTCTCCCGGCCGCGCCGTCTCCGACATGCCACACACTCCCGCCGACCTTTCGGGGTCATGTGCAGGTTATCTGCGCTGAGCGAGTGCCCGTGATTGCAATGCGTCTTGCGCGCATTGCGTGCGGCGGGCGAGTGCCCACGGAGCGCATTCTCCCTTTGGGTCGCAACGCGCAGATGATCGGGATTCACACAACGCCGGTTGCCGCAGAGATGGTCGAGCGTCATGCCTGCCGGTATGGGACCGATCAGGGATTCCCATGCGTAGCGATAGGCTCTGGTTGGCGCGGTGCGGGTGGGGAAGAACGTCCCGTAACCGGTCGGGGTTGCCGCCCCGGTCCATTCCCAGCAATCGCCCCGCGCGTCAACCTTCTCCCAGAATCGTTCTTCGGCTGGTCGGTGTCTTGGCATGTGCTACACTTCCTCTCGTCCTTTGGCTCTCTGAGCCTGTCACTCGACGGCACCCCGTGGCGGCGGGGTGCCGTCTCTCTGCGTGCGCCGCGCCTCGGTACGCGCGGCCATCTCGTCCTCGAACGCCGCGCGCATGGCGGCGAGCGCGGCCCGCTCCTCCGGGCTGTTGTCGGCGGCGGCGTAGAACAATGCGCGGGCACGGTCGTAGCGCTCCGACGCCTCCTGTATCGGGCTCATGCCGCCCCCTCCTCGTCGTCGTACCCGGACTCCTGGAGCTTGAGGTAAATCTGGATCGCCTGCGTGGCGACCCTGCTGATGCTCAGCCCCCGCCGGCGGGCCAGTTCCCGCAGCGCGGCGTCGGTCGCGCCGGGGAGGCAGAGCGAGATGGTGCGGTGGTCGATGCCGTGGCGCTGCGCGCGGATGGCGGGTTGCGTGGTCATGGCCCCTCCTATGCGACGCGCCGACTCGGCACGATATAGAGCGGATACGACGGATCGCCGTGACGGACCAGCACTTGGCCGACGCGCACGGCGAGCGGCCGGTCGTCGTCGGCGATACCGCGATCGGTAGCCGCCCGCCACCCCTCCGGGCAGCGCGCCCGCACCAGATCGAGCGCGTCGTAGAGACCGACGCGGAAATAGTTGTGATAGCCCACCGCCTGCGCCGCCGCGAGTTGCTCCGCGCTATGCTCGCCGCGCAGGAGGACCGATCCGCGCCCGTCGCGCCAGACTTCCGGTGTGCCCAATGTTGTCGCCATGTCCGTCTCCCTTCGCGCGCCCCGTGGGGCGGCTATGCGGCGAACTGCGCGCGGGCCTTCGCGCTCAGCAGGTTGAGGTAGCGTTCGATCGTCAGCGTGCCGCGCGGTGTGACGCTCGCCGGGTAGGCGCGCATGTAGCGGAGCGCCGCCGTGTAGTTCTCGATCCGGGCGATCGTCTCGGCGTAGGTCGTCGTCGGTGCCATGTCCGCTCTCCCCCTCTGTGCCTCGGGACTCCCTGTCCCTTACCTGTATCTATCTTACCACCCCTAACGGCAATTGTCAATAGGGTACAAAGCATGGTATTTGCGGAATGATCGGCCCGGTCGGCGGGGAAGGCCGTGCCCCCGCCCCCCCCAGGCGGGGGCACGGCAGACCCGAGGAGAGGGCTTCCTGACGCCAAATCTGCTACAATCCTCCTAACGGAATAGCGAATGCCGGGCGGTGGTTTGAACACCCCCGGCGCGTCCCAGGAGGGTTAGTCCATGGGCGGCAGAGAGCATACCCCGAACGACATCTACATTCAAGACGAGACGGCATGGATGGTCTTGACCAATCGGGAACACTTCCCGATCGCGGTAACCATCCTCGACGCCGCCGACGTGCCCCTGGTTCAATCATGGGGGTTGCGGTGGTGCGCCTCCTGGCATCCGAAGTGCCAGAACTATCGCGTGCTAGCAAAAGACCCGGCGGGGGGCAAGGAGCGCACGGTTTATCTCCACCGGAAGCTCCTGTGCCCTCTGCCGGGGATGGAGACCGACCACATCAATCACAACACCCTCGACAATCGCCGCAAGAACCTCCGCGCGGCGACGCGGCAGGAGAACGCACTTAACTACCGGCCCGGTGCGTATGAGAGCTTGCGGCGGCACAAACCCCCGACAACAGGATTACCCAAGCCGCCAAAATGTGCGAAAGGGCGGCGGCAGAGTTGGGTTCTGCCGCCGCCTGACACTGGGGGAGAGGGAGAAGAGGAGCACTGCCGGGCGGTTGGAACGCCCGGCCCTCCCCGCGTGTAAGGGAGGCTACGGTATCCCGCCGGTCGCGGTCGCGGGCGGCGGCGGCGGCGGCGGCGCGGCCTGCTCGGACGCGGCGGCGGGCGTCAGGTAGCTCACCGCGAATGTGAGCACGGTGGTGATCATGGCCGCGATCTCGCCGGGGATCGGCGGATTCGGCGGCAGGACGTAGACATTCAAGGCCCAGACGACGACCGTCACGAGCGCGCCCGTGGCGGTGCCCACCGCGACTTTCCTGACGGGGCGGGCGCTGGTGGCATTCACTGCGTCACCTCCGGCACCACTCCGGTGCTGATGATGGCGAGCAAGCGGTCATTCCCGCCGCCGAGCGGCTTGTAGTTGAGCGTGCATTTGAGCGTCCCATCCACGTTGCTCGTGAACGGTGCCGCGCCGAACGCATCCTCGAAATCCACCAGCCCCGGCACCGTCCGCAGGTCGATCGGCGGCACGAGGAATCGCCCGTCGCCGGCGCAGAAACTCAACCAGCAGATCGGGCCTCCCCCGCTCGGCCTGCTCAGGAAACAGATCGCCTGCTCCCGGCCCGCCTCGCAGCGCGCGGGCGTCCCGGTGAAGGTGGCGTTATCGAACTCCCGGATAATCGTCGCGGTTGCCATAGCCCCTCCATTGCTTGACAAAAGCGGGCGGTTTCGACGCTTCGGTTAAATTAACGCGGCCCTTGCCAATCCTTGAACGCATTCGATTGTACTGACCTGTCGTAGACTTCTCCGGCGGCGTTCTTCCACGACGACCCCGCGTCCACGATGTTCACACCCTCGTTGCTCGCCACGACGCCGCCGTAGTTGATGACCACCAGGGCCTCGCCCCGGCTGTTGATCACCGGCGTGATCGTGTTGGCCGCGTACCCGTCCATGTCATCCTCCCCGCCCCCGCCACCCGAGGGTGGGTTGAGGAGCGCGTAGGCGGCATTCACGCCCGCCATGAAGCCCGACCATTGCGCGTTGTTGTTGGCGCGCATCTTCGTCGGGCAATTCTTCCCCGAGCAGTCGAAGTGCTGGCGCACCGTCGCCGCCGTCAGCCCGTGCTTGGTGAGGAGGAGCGCCACCAGTTCGGCCCCGTTGGCGCGCGTCCTGGCCCAGTCGCCGTCGCTGTTGACGCACAGTTCGATCCCCAGCGTGGTCGAGCCGCACGAACCCGGCCCCAGCCCGTCGCCCGCGTGGTGCCCCTCCTCGTCGTTCGGCAAGAGGTGGATCGCCTCCTTGTCATCCACGACGTAATGGAACGAAACATTCTCCGGGCCGCCGCCGTTGGCGACGAAGCGCCGGTGCATCTCGGCATTCGCGCCGGGGTTGGTATTGGCCGTCTCGTGCATGGTGATCCCGCCCGGACGCCCACCCTCCAGCTTCGTGCCGGGCCGGTTGGCCTGGAGCGGGATGATCGCCTCGCGTATCGTCAGTGGCATCCCGATTACCCCCCCTGTCCAGCCTTCGATCGATTTCAGGACGCTCGCTATGTATGCCTCGGGCACGTTGCCGTCCGATCCCGGCGCATATTTCGGGATCACCGAGCGGACGGTGAACAGCCCGGAACCGCGATACTTCGGCCCGATCATGCGCGCCGCCCAGTCGGCGGCCCCGTTCGCCCACGTCGGGTAGCGCGCGAACTGGCCGCGCGGCGTCTGCACCACGCCGGTTGACAGCGCGGGTATCTCCGCCGATCTGACATTGCCGGGGTTGCGCGTCCCAAACTCCGGCGTCACGCCGACCGTGCCCATGCGCGACTCCACCAGGAAGAAGGCCAGGAACGCGGCGGGGCTGACGTTCGCCGCCACCAACGCCGCGTACATGTCGTCGGCCTCCGGCGCGGCGGGCGAGTTGGCGGCCGAGAGGATCGCCGCGAACCGCTCGCGCGTCAGGTCGGGAGGTCCGATGATCGCATAGTCCCCGAGCATGTCAGTCCCCTCGCGCGAGGTCTTGCCGCGCCACATACCCGTCCCACATGGCGACGAACAGCCAGCGCGCCGCCGCGTTGCTCATATGCCTGAGCGCGAACCGGGCCAGCCAGAGCATGAGCCAATCCCGCGCTACCACGTCCCCCGCTCCCGCTCGATCACGAGACGCGCCAATAATACCCGACGGTTGCAATCGCGCGGCAACGCCAATTGCTCGTAGATGTGGTTGATATGTTGCTTCACCGTCGTCGGCTCGACGTACAGATCGCGGGCAATCTGGGTGTTGGACAGCCCCTCGGCCACCAGCAACGCGCAGACACGCTCGCGCTTCGTCAGCTTGTCCACCATGTCAGTCGCCCCCCCGGCGCTGCCGCCGCTCGACGCGCCACGCCAGCACCGCCAGCCGGATCGCCATGCCCGTCAGCGCCACCACCGCCGTCGCCACCGCCAGCCGGGAGAGCGCCTCGAACGTGTCCGACTGGGGCGCGACGCCGAGCGCCCGCCCGGCCACCACCGCGAACAGATACGTCGGCCACAGCCCGATCGCCGTGCCCGCGTGCGCCAGCGCGGGGCGGTAGCGCCGCGTCAGGGACGCCGCCGCGCACAAGGCCCAGCCCGCCAGCCCCGAGGCGAGGAACAACACCCAGGTCGCGGTCACGGCCACCTCGCGCCACGTCACTCGTCCCGCCTCCCCCGCCCGATCACGGAGGCGAGAATCTCGACGAGGATGGGTCCGAACGTCACATACACCCCGATCGTCATCAGCGTCGGCGGCAGCCAGCCGAAGTCGAGGGTCGCGCCCAGCAGGGGCATGTCCACGGATTGCAGCACCAGGAGGCCGATCCCGAGGTTGAGGTACAGCACCCCGAGCCCGATCTGATACCGCGCCCACCGCGGCGGCTTCGGCAGCCCGTTCCCCGCCACACCTACGTCACCAGGCCGTGCGTCATGATCACGAGCGCCGCCACGAGGCAGAGCACCGCCCAACTCGGCAGGCTGCGCCCCCTGGCGAGCGCCAGGTCCACGATCGCCACGATCGCCGCCACCAGCAGCAACAGGTCCGTCAGCATCATCAGCCGCCCTCCTTCCATTCGAGCGCCGCCACCCGCTGCTTGAGCTGCCAGTTCTCGCCCGTCAAGGCCCGCACCTCGGCCTGCAACTGCTCCACCATCGCCCCCAGCTCCGTCACCCTGGCGTCGCGCGTCGCCAGCCGCGTCTCCAGCCGGTGATTCTCCTCCTGGAGCTGATCCACCAGCGTCCAGAAGCTTTGCTCCCGGCCCGCCGCGATCCCCGCCAGCGTGGTGTCCGCGACGTTGCGGCGCGCGACGTAGGCCGACATGATCGCCGTGATCGCGATCCCCAGGAACCCGATCAGCGCGGCCACCACGCCCGGTTCCGTCACCGCCGCCTCCCGGCCGTGCCCGCGATCCTGAGCGTCGCCCAGAGCGCGACGAGCGCGAGGACGCCGTAGACGCCCCAGCCGGTGTTGAGGCGGGCCTGTTGCCAGAACCCGACCGCCACGAACGCCCAGAAGCCGACGTGCGCCGTCATGATCGCCCGCCCGAGCGCCAGGTGCCGCCCGCGCCACGCCACGAACGGCAGCACGGCCAGCGCCAGCGCCGCCAGCCCCCAGACGATATCGGGCGCGAACGACGCCAGCCGCCCGTAGGTCGGGGACGAGGCGAGCGTGTCCCCCGGCCCCAGCAGCGTCAGCGCCCACGACGCGGCCAGGAGCGAGAGCACGATCCCCACCGGCTCGTAGTCGCCGTACAGGACGACGCCGAGGAAGTCGCGCCAGGTGCGCGGCCCCGATCGTCGCGGCGTGGTGGCGGCCGTCTCGTCGCCCATGCATCCCCTACCGCCGCCGCTCCAGTTCGTCCGCGCGCTCCGCCACCAGCGCCCGCGCCTTCTCCGGCGTGTCCGCGTCCAGGCCCAGCGCCGCCGCCCGTCGCTGGTAGTATGCCGCGAACAGCCCCCGCACGCCCTCCCTGTCGGCCCCGCCCGACACCGGGTGGACGGAGGCGCTGTCGCACCCCGGCACCGGGCAGGGCAGGATCACGTAGGACTGGTGCGCCGCGCCGTCCGGGCGCCGCGCGAAGTCCAGATCGGCCCACGGCACCGTGCCCCCGTGATCTTTTTCATCATGGTGTACCTGCACACCGGATGCATCGTATCCGATTGGGCGAATCGCCATTTATCCAACCCCCATGCTATAATTGGGGCACAACAAAGCCGAGGCGAGTGGTGGAACACTCCCCCGGCATGGCACTCCCCGAACCGCTAGGAGGTTCAGATCATGCCACGCCAGTATACCCCGCGCGTCCCCCGAGTTTGTGAGCAATGCGGCACGCAGTTTATGGTCATGCCCTGCGTCATCGGGCGCGGCGGCGGACGATTCTGCCAGCGCGCCTGCTACCGTGCTGCAATGCGACCGCCCTCCGGCCCGGAACGCACTTGCACCCGCTGCGGCGAGACGAAGCCGATCGAGCAATTCCAGAAGCGGGGCGAGTATCGTGTGACGTTCTGCAATGCCTGCCATAACCAGCGCTTGCGCGCGAAGTACGACGCCAACCCGGCTTATGCGGAGGAACGGAGACTTGCCGCCCAGGCATGGCGAGAGGAAAATCCGTCCGCGGCCAACGCCGGTCGCAGGCGCTACCTCGATCGCCATCCCGATCGGCAGCGAGCGCGCTACGCTGTTCGTGAGGCAATTGCGGACGGCCACCTCGTCCGCGAACCATGCTGGTGTGGGGATCCCGACACGCAGGCACACCATCATCGCGGCTATGCGCCCGATCATGCCATCGATGTTGTCTGGTTGTGCCGCGTTCATCATGGTGAGTCCCACCGCAAGTCCCGTCGGTGTGAGTAACAAGTGTTTACGGATTCGACTCCACCGTCACCGAATCGTCGGCCGTGTTCGTGGTGAAGAAGAAGTCGCCCGCGCCCGTCACCGTGGACTGGATGAGGCAACTCCCCGGCCCCGCCCCGCTCACCGCCGGCTGGCCGCAATTGGCGACGTTCCAGGTGCCGTTCTTCGTCACGGTCGGCGTGCCGGATTTCGTCGTCTTGAAGTGCAGCGTCGTCCCGGCCTGCACCCCCGCCGCCCCGACGCCCCGGTGATACAACTCGCCCGCGCCCGCCCCGCCCACGACCTCGTAATAGCGCTGGCACCGCCCCAGGTCGTCGGCCGGGTGGAGCGGCTGGTAGGGGGCGGGCGCGGGGCCGATCACCAGCATGGCGTTGTCGAAATAGAATGTCCCGGTCGCCGTGCATTGCAGGGACACCTCCAGCACGGTCGCCGACGCCGAAATAGCCCGCGTCGCCGTCAGGGTGATGTACGATCCGGTGGTGCTGGAACTGGTCGCCGTGGTGCTGCCGATGTTGTCGTTGATGATCAGCGTCACCGCGCTGCCGACCGACTGCTGCAGGCGCACCGAGACGGAGACGGACTTGCCCCGGAAATTCAGGTGCCCCTCCACCTTCTGCACCATGCTGGCGTTGCCGCCCGCCGCCTTGACGAGCTTGAGGGCGTTCCCCGAGCTATCGACGGTGGTCGTCTCCTGGGTCACGGTCGCCGTGGTGCCGCTGATGTACCAGCGATCGGCGGTGTACGCGGTGTCGGCGGTGAACGCGCCCGCGCCGCGCTGCCACACCTCGAACCCGCCGTTCGTCAGCAGATTGGCGTGCGCCCCGGCCAGCTGGTTAAGATTGTCTTTGATTTGGTCCGCCCAGATCGCGTTGGTGAGCGTCTGATCGACGCGCGCCACGACCGTTGTGAATGTCGCCGTCGCCATACAGCCCCCGTCAATAACTGATCAGGTCGGCCCCGCCGACGCTCGATATCCCCACGATGAACGGCGCCACGTCGGTACTCCGCTGCCGGAGGCCCCACGCGCCGCGCAGATAGCCCGCCCCCCAATCGCCCTCGACGGAAATCTGCCGGATGTGGTAGTCCCCGCTGGTGCCGCCCAGGTTCTCCGTCACCGTCACCCGGTCCCCGAGTTCGCGCGTGAGGAGTTGGGTGAACGTGGCCGAGTCGTGCTGCCCGATCTTGATCTCCCGGATCGGCGGCAGCGGCGCATTCGCCTGCGCCACCAGATAGGTCGCCAGCGAGAGCGCCGCCGCGTCGCTCGACAGGTAGTCGCTGGTGATCGGCGGGAAATCCCGCGTCTTGTAGCGGCTGATGCTGGTGGCGTCGGAGGCGGTCTGCGCGGTGCCCCCGGTCGCCGTCACCGTGGCGCGGTTGCGGATGAGCGCGATATCGACGGACGGGATCACCTCGCTCATGGTCGAGGCGATCGTCCCCTGGCTCGACGTGTACGGGCTGTGGAACGTCCAGTAGCGTTCCAGGTAGGTCGCCACCCCGGACTTGCCCATGAAGAAGAACCCGCGCTCCGTCTCCAGCAGGCTCCCGATCAGCGCCAGCCCGGTCGCCGTGCCGTCCGCCTCGAACGTGATCGTGTCCCCGGCATCCAGGTCGGTGGTCCCCGCGAATCCCGCCGCCGTCAGGATCGCCGCGATGGCCGCGCCCGTGGTCGTGCTCGAACCGGCGATCACCGGCTTGTTGCCCCCGTCCCCGCCGAGCAGGACGAACGCATCGACGCAATCGATCCGCGCCTCCCTGGCATCCCGGCCGGGGTCGCTCGCGTGGCGCGCGGTGTAGCCCGTGAACAGCCAATACGTTGTCGAGGCATAGACGACGCTGAGGCGCATCGGCCGGAGCGGGTAGGATATCTCCGGGTAGATCGGGCTGCTCGTGTTGGTCGGATTGTACCTCCCCGTGGTGTCCTTCATCACGAGCGCGCACGTCCCGCCCTGGACTGAGGACTGATCGTCGGAATAACCCCTGGTGACGCTGAAACGCTTCAGGCGGCTCGTCTCGTCCACGTAGGACGAACCGTCCCACGCGATCTCCAGCAATGCCGTCAGATTGCCCCTGAGCTTGACGCCGGCCATATTCCCCTACGCCACGTAGCCGATCGATTGGTTCTGCGCCGTCGTCACGATCCCGGCCACCTGCTGCTGCGTCGCGCTGTCCTTCGAGAGCATGGTGTTGCCGGTGATGTAGTAGTTGTTGACGATCGTGGTGCCGCCGCCGCCCGACAGTCCCGGCGTCGCCAGCGCCAGCCCCGTCCCCCCGAGCAGCCCCATGCTGAACGTCCCCTGCGCGCTGGCGATATTGGCCGCGAATGCCTCCGCGATGGCCTTCAGTTGCTCGCTCTGGGTGAGCAGTTGCCCGCCGCGACTCAGCACCCCGGCCATGAGTTCGATCAAGGGCTGCAACCAATCCGTCACCGGCCAGCCACCCGGCTCATCGATCTCCCGGAACAGGTCGAGGCCCGACTTGAGCGCGGAGAAGATCGAGCCGGCCGCCTCCCCGAATGAGCGCGCCTGCCCCACGGCCTTCTCGCCCACCAGCGCCGCCGCCCGCCCGAACGCGGCGACCACCTCCAGCACCGTCGCGGAGAACGCCTCCACCGCCGCCGGCGCGGGGCGGACGAACTCGGCCAGCGCCACGAAGCCCTCGACCGCGTTGCCGATGATCCCGATCGCCCTGCCCGCCCCGTCCGCGAACTCGCCCGCCAGCGCGGCTGCCTCGACGCCGACCTGCTCGGCGACCAGCGCCAGATCGTTGATCACCATCCTGATCGTCTTGCCGAACGCGAAGATGGCGGCCGGCGCGGGCTGCACGAAATCCTTGAGCGCGACGAACCCGGCGACCCCCTCGGCGAAGAACCCCACGGCCTTCCCGGCGTTCTCCCCGAACGTGGCCGCGATGGCGGCGGCATCCGCCGTCACCTGCTCGCTGATCACCTCCAGGTCTTTGATGACCATGCGGAGCGTCTTGCCGAACGCATAGACGGCGGCGGGTGCCGGGGCGACGAACGTGCCGAGCTTGGTGAACGCCTCCACCCCGGACGACACCGCGTCGGCGATGGCCTTCGCCACCTCGGCCGCCTTCTTCGCCGCGTCCTGCTGCTTCTCGTCCATGCCCTCGACCAGCCCGGCGATCACGTCGCGGCCGATCTGCGCGAAGACCTTCGACGGCGAGCGTATCTCCAACTCCCGCTTGGTCCCCTCCGCCAGCGATTGCCCGAGCGCCGCGCCCGCCTCGGACGGCGACGGCCCGCCGCCGATCTGGTTGAGCAGGCCCTGCGCCTCCTTGATCGCCGCGACCGCCATCCTGATCAGGTCGCGGTAGGCGTTGGCCTCGCTGAGGAAGTCGCCCGCCGCCGAGGCCGCCTGCTTCATCCAGTCGAGCGCCACCTCGAAATCCGTCGCGAACCGTTTGACGATCGCGCTCGCGGTCTTGTCGAGGTCCACCCCGCCGATGAGTCCCATGTCCCCGAGCGCCCGGCGGATGGCCTCCGCGATCTGGTCGGTCGCCTCGCGGATCGCCCCGGTCGTGAGCGGTATGCCCTCGCCCATGCCCTCCGACAGATTCTCGAAGATCGCTCGCCCGCGATCGATGAGTCCGCGCAGCGGCGATGATGTGTCCTTCGGCTCGGAACCGGGGAGCAGGTTGGCGATCTCCTGCAACCCGTCCTTGACCCGTTGGATCGCCGCCCCGATCGCGGAGTCGATCCCGGCGGCCAACTGGTGGATGATCGACGCGCCCGCGTTGTACATCGCGCCGCCGATCGCCAGCACGATCCCCGGCAGCTGCCCCACCGCGTCGGAGACGGCGGCGGTCGCCCGCGCGAAGCCGTCCGTGACGGCATCGACGACCCGCGCGACTGCCGACGTGACGCCCTCGACCACGGCGGCCCACGCATCCTGCACGACGTTGGACAGGTCGAGCGTGCTGCCCGTGACGCTGGTGTAGATGGCCTGGAAGTAGGCGGTCACGGTCGTGACGAACCCGCCGATCAGCCCCGTGATCGCGCCGATCGCGGCCGTGAATATCCCCACCACGATCGTCCACAGGCCGGTCATGATCTGCGTGACGGCGGCGGTGAACTGCGCGATCGTCTGCTCCGCCGCGCGCCACGCGCCCGCCCAATCCCCCTGGAGGAGCGCCGTCACCACGGCGACCATGCCCTGCACCACCGCCGACACCGCCGCGATCACGCCCTGGATCACCATGAGCGTGCCCTGCGCCACCATGATCGCGCCGGGCAGGATGCCCGTGAACATGCCCACCAGCCCGCCCAGCGCGCCGAGCAGGAACCCGATCTGCGCGACCAGCAGCGTGCCGAGGACGGCGGCGAGCGCGATCCCGATCGGCTTCAATGCCTCCATGACGGGGGCCAGTTGCTCCCAGATGGCGCGCATCTGGGAGCCGAGCGCGATGATGCGCGGGAGTTCGGATTGGAACGCCGCGCCGAACTGCTGCACCAGGGGCACGATCGCCGCGATGGCCCCGCCGATCCCCGCCCTGAGCGCGTCCGCGAACTGCTGCACGAACGGGAGGACGGACTGGATATTGGCGACGATCGTCTGCACCCAGGCGGGCATCGCCGCCTGGACGGCCGGGATCGCCACCGTCTGCACCCACGCCCCCAGCGCCGTGCCGAGGGTGAGGAGCGCCGCCTGGATGGTGGGCAGGGCGGTGGAGGTGACGAAGGTGCCGATCGCCGTGGCCCACTGGCCGAGCGTGGCCTGCACCGCCGGCACGGCGCTCGTCGTCACCCAGTCCCCGAACGCGGTGCCCAGCGCCGTCAGCGCGGGGATCAGCGCCGGCAGCGCCGTGGACACCAGCCAGTTGACGATCCCGGCCTGCCACGCGGCGAGTTGGACGAGGACGGCGGGGAGCGCGGTACTCGTGATCCAGCCGACGAACGCCTGCGCCCAGACGCCGAACTGCGCGGCCACCTGCGGCGCGGCGGCGGCGATGAATGAGCCGACGGCGGAGAAGAACTGCCCGAGGTAGGGCGCGGCCCGCGTCGCCAGTTCCCCCAGCTTGCCCAGGATGGTGGAGGCCCATATCTCCATGCCGCCGACGAACTGGGCGAAATTGATGTCGCCGCCGAGCAGCGCGCGGAACGCCTCCACCACCGCGCCGATCGCCCCGCCCACCTTCTGCCCGAATGCCGCCACCGCCGCGATCGAGGCGGTCAGCGCCGCCGTCAGGTTCGGCCCCCAGACCTTGATGAACGGGATCGCCGCGCCGACAGCCCTGGTGGCGAGGTCCACCAGCCCCTTGATCGCCGGGAGGAACGCCTGCCCGAGCGTGATGCTCGCGGTTTCGAGGGAGGATTTCAGCTGCTCGATCGAACCCTTGAGGTTGTCATTCCTGATCCGCCCCGTCTCGGCCGCGCCCGCGCCCTCCGTGATCGCCTTGAGGTATTCCTCGATCCCCGCCGCGCCCTCGCCGTAGAGGATCGTGGCGGCGGAGACGGCGTTATTGGAGAACAGCGTGGATAATGCCGCCGCGCGCTGCTGGTCGGTCATCCCGGCCAGCTTCGTCCTGAGTTCCTCGCTGATCCCCGCCAGCGACTTCATCTTGCCGGCCGCGTCGAAGAACTCCAGGCCGAGGTCGCCGATCAGTTCGGCGGCCTCCTTCGACGGACTCGCCAGCCCGAGGATGATCGCGCGCAGCGATGTCCCCGCCTGGTCGGCCTTGATCCCCTGCGCCGCCAGCGCGGCGAGCGTCGCCGTGACCTCCTCGATCGAGAGGCCCATCGTCTTCGCGATCGGGCCGATGTATTTCAGCGACTCGCCGAGGTCGCTCACGTCCGCGCTCGACGCATTCGCCGCCCCGGCCAGGAGGTCCGCGACGCGCCCCGCCTCGCTGCCCGCCAACCCGAACTGGTTGAGCGCGTTGGCCGCGATCTCCGCCGCCCGCACCACGTCGATCCCGCCCGCCGACGCGAGGAGAAGCGCGCCGCGCGCCGCGCCGTTCAGGACATCCTCGACGGAGACGCCGGCGGCGACGAGTGCCTGCATCGCCTGCGCCGCCTCGGTGGCCCCGATCCCGCTCAGACTGGTGTCCTGCCCGAGTTGCAGCGCGGCCTCGGACAACTCCGCCAGTTGCTCCTTGGATGCGCCCGCCACCGCCGCGACGCCGGACATGGCCGACTCGAAGCTGGCCGCCGCGCCGATCGACGCGCCCAGCCCCGCGACGATCCCCGCGCCGGCCGTGGCGAATCCCGCGAGCGCGACGCCCGCCACTTTCCCGGCCGCGCCGAGTCCGCCGAACGACTTGCCCAGCCCGTCGATGACTTTCGAGGCCGCGTCTTTGGCTGTGATCAGGATCGCCAGTTCGGCGGCGGTTGCCATCTACCGGCCTCCCGTCATTCCTCATCGCCCCAGAACATGACGCCGTCCACGCCCAAAGGCTCCAGGTCGGCCTTGATCTGCTCGGCCTGCCCGATCAGGGCCAGGTAGTGCATGATCCGGCTCCCGTCCTCGCTCTGCTCAAGCTCAACCGGGTCTCTGCCGAACCGTTCGCCGTAGAGCACCAGCGCGTATTCCAGCGGGATCGGCACCCCGGAGCGCCTGCGGTCCACGCGCCTGCGCGCCTTGCCCTCCCCGACGAACCCGACTTTCCGGGCGTTGTCGAGGTAGGCGCGCAGCGCGCCTCTCAGTTTGGGGAGACATCGGCCCCCTCGGCGAGCGCCTCGTTGAACGCCGCCGTCACCGCGCGGAACAGGTCCACCGGAACCAGCCGCATCCCCTCCGGCGTGCAGGGGATCGGCTCCCCGTCTTCATCCACGAAGTTCCACGCCGTCACGATCTCCGGGATGATGTCGAGCAATGCCCCGAAGTCGCTATCCTGCCGGAGCTTGTCGAGTCTGAGGATCACGCCCATCGGGGCGTTGCGCCGCACCGTGATCGTCCACCCGGCGTAGTCGCCGCCCAGATCGATCGTCCGCGTCCTCGCCACCAGCCGACGCGGCGGCGGCGGGGTTGCGGGGGCGGCGATGGCCCCCCACTCCCCGCCGTCGCCGGCCGATACCGTCCGATATTCCGTCGCCATGCTCCCTCTCCCCGGTTGCGGTTACAGGTTGATGCCCCACGCGCCGTTCGCGGCGATGGTGCCGGAAATGCTCACGGCCCCGTCCACGGCGTCCTCGATCGAGAAGTCGACCCAGCACGGGCCGTAGAGATATTTGGTGAGCGCGTTGGTGCTGACGTAGAGATACGCCTTGCTGCCGTCCGTGCTGCGGCTGGCCGTGTACAGCGTCGAGTCGCTGTCGTTGTAGAACCCTTCGAAATCCACCGCCACGTCGGGAAGGCCCTGGACGTAGGTCTTGTTGGTGTCGCCGAACGCGGTCGTCTCCACCTTGTCCGTCGAGTAGTCCAGGCTCCACGAGCGCAGCGAGACGACGGGGATTGCGACACCTGTGCCCGTCGTTGACAAATAAACTCTCCCAGATTTCCCGTGATAGAGCGCCACAGTGTCACCTGTCCCTTCCGCTAACAGTCGCCCTATGCGCTGAGCGCATTCCCGCGACGCGACGACCAACTCGCCGCGATCCGCTCCATGAGTTCCGCCGCCCTGGCGGCGTAGGTGTGGCCCGTCACGGCCCCCGGCAGCGCCTGCGCCATCTCACGTCGTGCCCCCTCCCCCTGCGCGCTCAGGTAGTAGCGGATCAGCCATTCGAGCGACTCGCTGTCGCTGTAGGTCGGCACCAAATCCCCGAACACCTCGCCCACCTCCTCCCGGTACTCGCTGGTGTGGAAGACGCCGCACGCGGCCAGTTCGAGCGAGCGAGGGTTGAGGCTCTCGGCGTGGTCGATATGCGCCACGCCGCGCCCGAACCCGCGCGAGGTGCGGTAGGGGTTGAGGACGATCTTGGCGGCGCGGTAGAGGGATTGCGCGTCGTCGTTGGCGACGATCTCGCCCCGGATATACCGGCGCAGGCGGTGGCGACTCGGCAGGAGCTTGAGCTGGCCGTAGAGCGCCAGATCGATCCCGTCCCAGTCCACGCCGGCGAGCAGTTCCATGCGCTCCTCGAACAGCGTGCCGAGGAACAGCACGTCGCACGGGGTGTCGCGCGCGCCGTCCGGGCGCGAGACTTCCGGGTGGTAGGCGTGCCCGAGGTAGTGCGTCTCCGGCAGGCAATGGCGCAGGCGGGGCAGGCTCGCGCGCTCGTTGGTGAAGGCGATATCCACGACCGGCACGCCGCGATCCCGCCGCGCCAATACGCGCGCCTGGTACATGTCGTCATACGGCGACTCGCTCAGCACCAGCGCGGTGGGTATCCCCGCGCGCTTGAGGAGGATGAACACGTCCGGGTGCAGGCTCATGCCGCTGAACACCAGCACGCCGTCCACCTCGTGGTAGAGCGCCTGCGGCACGATGTGCGCGGCGGCGTGCTGGAGGACGAGCGACTGGGGCACCGGGCCGTGCCCCTCGCGCCGGTACACCCAGTGATAGAACTCGTTCGCCAGATCGATCCGGGCGTCGAGCGCGTAGACGATCGCCTCGTGGCCGAGCGCGCGGATGGCGCGGACGTACCCGGACGCCACGTCCCCCGTCGCGTAGCTCGCCCCCGGCTGGATACAGAGGAGTTTCATGCCGCCCCCTCCCGCCGCCCGTAGGCCCACTCCAGCACCGTGTTGGCGATGTGCTCGCGCGCCGCGTCGTCCACCCAGAAGCCGTTGGGGATCGCCACCTGATGCGCGTCGAAATGGTCCACGCCGGGGAGCGGGCCGCGCGCCTCCGAGACGGCGCGGAAGGCGGTGTGTTTGTCGTTGCGCGCGTGGACCTGGCTGGTGGCGATGCCGCGCGCCTTGAGGTAGGCGGAAAAGTCGGCGCGATCGTCCACGAGGATCGTGTAAATCCAGTAGGACGCGCCCGGATCGAACGGCGGCAGCGTCACGCCCGGCGCGTCGGTGAGCGCGCGGGTGTACCACTCGGCGTTGTTGCGGGATCGCGCCACCGACCACGCGGCGCGCGGCAGGTTGGCGAGGCCGATCGCGGCGGCGATGTCGTTGGATTGGTATTTGTAGCCGATCTCCGCGATGTCCTGCGCGCAGCGGAAATCGGCCTTGCTGCGGCGGTCAAGCCCGTACCACCTGAGCAGGCGGGCGCGCTCCGTCTGCTCGGGCGGGGTGAGCTT